GCATTAATGCCAAGTCCTTTACTGGCAATAGCGAAACATTCTACCGAGAAGGCAAGAGAGCTATTGGTATCCATGTGTTGCGACAAATTGAAAGCTTAGGACTTGATGGCCTTAAGCTGAAACAACAGGCTGAAATGGAATATGCCAATCAACAGATTGAATGGCTGACACTAATTAATCAAAAGAAGGATGAACAATAATGGCAGAAGATACTTTGCTGGGCGGTCAACTTGACACTGATTCCGCCCAAGATGGTAACCAACCTGAAGTTGAACAACAAAGCACTAGCGACACTACGGCAACGGAAGAAACTGCTAGCACACCTGCACCAACTGTGCCCGAACAGTATGATTTCTCTGAAGCCGTTGGTGATCAGTTAGATGCTGAAACGGCAGCAAGCTTTTCTGATGTATTGAAATCTGTAGGGGCAACGCAAGAACAAGCCTCTGCGATTGCTAAATATGGTGTTGGTTATGCACAACAGATTGCTAACCAAGCCGTTCAATACCAAGAAGAGCAAGCGGCTAAACAATCTCAAGAATGGGCCGATGCCACACGAAAGGAGTTAGGTGCATCCTTTGATGACACTATTGCTCAATGTGGTACGGCAGTGGAATATCTCGAACGAGTTGTTCCTAACATTCGTGAGATTCTCAATGAAAATGGATTGGGTAACCGAGTAGAAGTAGTTCGTGCCTTTGCTAAAATCGGACAATTGGTATCCGAGGATAGAGGGCATGACACAAATGGCTTAGGCAGCGCACAAACGGCTGCTGACATTCTTTATGGTGGTAACAAATAATAAGGAGAAATTGAACAATGGGAATTATTGCAGAACAACGCCCTACACTTATGGATGTGGCATCTCGCACTGAGGACAACAAGATTGGCGCTATCGCTGAATTGTTGACCGAAAACAACGAAATTTTAACAGATATGGTTATGAAAGAAGGTAACCTTCCTACTGGTAACAAGACAACTGTACGGACTGGTTTGCCTCAAGCAACATGGCGTTTGCTTAACTATGGTGTACAACCTTCTAAATCCAAGACTGCACAAATCACTGATACTTGCGGTATGTTGGAAGCTTACGCAGAAGTGGATAAAGCATTGGCTGACCTTAACGGCAACACTTCTTCCTTCCGCTTGTCTGAAGATATGGCATTCTTGGAAGCCATGAACCAAGAAATGGCTAAGACTTTGTTCTACGGCGATACTTCCGTAGACCCTGAAAAGTTCGTAGGCCTCGCACCTCGTTACAACACATTGAATGCTAAGAAAGCAGAAACGGCTAAGAATGTGTTGGATGCAAAAGGGACTGCTAACCTTACATCTATCTACCTCGTTGTATGGGGTGCTAACACAGTACACGGCATCTTCCCTAAAGGGTCTACTGCTGGCTTGAAACATGACGATAAAGGCCAAGTAACTATTCAAGATGCTAATGGTGGTAACTATGAAGGCTACCGCACTCACTACAAATGGGATTTGGGTCTCACAGTTCGTGACTGGCGTTATGTAGTTCGTATCGCTAACATCGATGTGAACGCATTGACTAAGGATGCTTCCGCAGGTGCTGACCTCATCGACTTGATGACAACCGCTGAAGAACTTATTCCTAACCTTAACGCAGGCCGTGCTTGCTGGTATATGAACCGCCAAGTTCGCACCTTCTTGCGCAAACAAAAGAACAATGCGCATAAGTACCAAATCACTGAAGGCAACGAAGGTGGTAAGATTACAACCGAATTTGACGGCATTCCTGTACGCCGTGTAGATGCTCTCATTAACACTGAAGCACAAGTTCGATAGTATTAAATGTAAGACTATACCCACTCCCTTAACTGGGGGTGGGGTTATTACTAAAAAGGAGAAACAATATGATCTTGGATAAAGAGAATGCATTCTTTTATAAATCTGATTTGGCTAAAGGCACAACTGGTGATGTAGTATCTGTTGGCGGTGATGCCTACGAACAATGCTTCATCGTAGGCAATGTAGCAAAAGCATTGTCTGCGGCTGCAACAGTAACACTTACTACTTCTGATACGGCTGACATGGCTTCCCCTGTAACATTGGGTACATACACATTGGCAGCTGCAGCAGGGTCTGTGTTCGCAGCTCGCATTCCATTTGGCGTAAAGAAATATTTGCAAGCTAAAATTACTGGTGCTACCACTGGTACTTGCACAGTAGCAGTAGCAATGGATGTTGCCATTTCTCGCTAGGGGGTAATTATGGAATATATTGCATTATGTGATTCCTATGGGTTTGCAGGTGGCTATGTTAAAGAAGGCGAAACTGTAACCATTACGGATAAGCAAAAGAAAGAATATGATCCTAAATACTTTGAAGCATTGTTTGCACCTGTTGGTGGAGTAGAAGAACCTGCTCCTGCGGAAGTAAATGATGCTCCTGTAGAAGAACCTACAGTAAGTGAATAACAGAATAGGGGCGGTGAAAACTGCCCCTTATTTTTATTTGTGAGGCGACAAGATGACTAAAACAGACATTTGCAACCTAGCACTTTCCTATATAGGGCAAGGCATGATTGCATCAATTGAAGCAAACAACGAATCTGCTCGCCAGTGTAGATTGCATTATGACAACACTCGAAAGCTATTGCTCAGACAGTATGAATGGTCTTTTGCCAGAAAGCATGAGCCATTGGCTTTGGTGAACACTGAAATCAATGGGTATAAATACATTTACTTGTACCCTGAAAAGTGCCTTAAGATGCTTGCTATCTTGGATAACCACAACGCCTTTGATGCCTTCCGTCAAAAGGAGTTTGAGGTATTCAATATGGATAACAATACCAAGGTAATTGCCTCTAATGTGGAGTTGGCATACATCGACTATGTGTATGACATTACAGACTGTGACATCTTCGATAGCTTGTTCCTGGAAGCATTGGCAAGAAAGCTTGCGTCCAATCTCGCAGTACCACTGTTAGGTAATGAATCTACTGCAGACAGGAACTACAAAATGTACCAGGCAGCACTCGAAGAAGCCAAATCTTTGACTGCTAAAGAACGCAAGGCACAAGTCGAGTATCCTAGTCTGTATGCATCTGTACGAGGTGGCGACTAATGGCACTGACACCTTTATTTACAATTCAACCAGCCTTTACTAGCGGAGAAATCTCTGATGAAGTGAATAGCCGTGTTGACCTTGACCAATATAAATCGGCGTTGCTATTGGCTCAAAATGCGGTTATTCGTCCTTTCGGCTCTGTGTGTAAAAGACAGGGAGCTCGATATATAGCTGATGCAAAGTATCATGATAAACCGATTCGGTTAGAAGAATTCACCGCATCAGGCAATGTATCATTCCTTCTTGAGTTCGGTGTTAAATACTTCCGTGTATATCAAATGGGTAAGCTCTTAGCTGAGGTTGAGACAGTATTTGATGAGACGGATATTCCTAACCTTCACTTCAATCAATCGGCTGATACCATGTTCATTTGTAGTGGTGAAAAGCCTGTGCAAGCTCTTCAACGGATTACAGATACGCAATGGACAATCCGTGAGTATGCACTCAATCCTATGCCGTTTGATGACATCAACACAGACAAAGGGAGCAAGCTCAAGGTAGCTAACAACAAACTGACTGCTAGTGTTGATATGTTCACTGAGGAAATGGTGGGAGACCAATTCAAAGTCTTACATACAATTCCAATGCAGAGCTTTACCGCATCAGGGCAGACCTATGAACGGCATATTGATGTGGCGGATTATGAGGTCGAAGATGGCAAGGTATCCTGGTCTATTACCACACACGGAACATGGACTGGGTCTGTAACCATTCAGACATCGGAAGATGGTGGCAATACTTGGCTTGATTACAAAATCTATAAATCTAAGAATGATACGAATGTAACGGATAGCGGTACATTTATCAATACATATACAACTAGTCGAGTAGTTACCCACATTGAGAGTGGCAATAATACATTCGAGTATAAGATACATTCACACACTGGCTTTGGTATCGTCCGCATCAAAAAGGTGTTATCCCCTAGAGAAGCGGAAGTAGATTATATCTTGAAACCTGCCAAGGATACTGAAACATATCTATGGAACAGGGGATCATATGGCAAGTCTCATGGCTACCCTAAGATGTCTGTATTCTTCCAAGACCGATTGGTGTTTGCTAACACAAAGAAAGGTTCTAACAAGATATGGATGAGCCGTACAGGCGACTATCCTAACTTCGGCATTGAAAAGGCATCAGGGACATTGACTGATGATAGTGCTATTACATTGAGCATCATCAACCGCAAGCTATTTAGTGTTAGACACCTAGTACCAGCGACTGACCTTATCATTCTGACAGATGGTAATGAGTGGATTATCAGCGGCGGCAAAACAGTAACTCCTAATGATATATCCCCTCGGATTCAGACCCAATTCGGTGCAGCAAAGGCACAGCCTGAGTATATTGGCAATCGGTGCGTATTCGTAACTGACAGGGGTAACAATGTCCGTGATATGGCTTATGACTATACACGAGATGGCTATTCAGGCAATGACCTATCTATCTTGGCTAAGGACACATTACGAGATGTGAAGTTACTGAAATCCACTTATGTACAGAACCCTGATAGCATTATTTGCTATGTGGGTGATGATGGCATCTTGCGGTGCATGACATATATCGCAGAAGAACGAGTGAATGGGTGGTCTCGCTACATGACAGATGGCAAGTTTATCGATTGTGAAGCGGTGGCAGAACATGAGAATGATGCTTTATATGTTGTGGTGGAGCGAACCATTGGCGGTATTGCTAAGCGGTACATCGAAAAGCTAGAAGCACTCACTACCTATAAGGTTGGCGACAATTTCTTCTTAGATTCCTTTGTCCATGAATCCCATGACGAGAATGTATCTAGTATTCGTGCTAATCACTTGACTGGTAAAGAAGTAACCATTGTGGTGGATGGCGTTGTCCACCCTAAGCAAGTAGTTCCCAGCAGTGGCGTTGTCGAGCTGACAACAAAAGGTAAAGACATCCTTGTGGGCCTTGATTTCGAGTTCAGAATCGAACAACCGACCTTTGAGATGCAACTCAATGACGGCACGATTCAGGGGCGGTTTATGCGCCTCAATGGAGCGATACTCCGATTGGTTAACTCTAAAGGCGGTCAATGTGGCCATAATTTTGAAACTATGGATGACATAGAAACTATGGATGAAGATGGCTATTACACTGGTGACTACGATGTCACATTCCCTCAAGGAAGCAATGGATTCAACGAACAGTGCCATGTATGTATTAGACACAATGAGCCGTATCCCTTTAATTTAAAAGCAATTATCCGTAATCTTAGCTATGGTGGCGGTCGACATGAAAACATTAATCGAGGCGTATAACCCTACGAAACATGACAATGATATTGAGTGGCTATCACACAATCTGAGGGATATGGATTTACTGGAGCTGAGAGAGAAAGGCAAATGGGATGGATACAACCAACTACAAGATGCCTTCTCTCAACCAGGCTATAAAAATTATTGCGTGTACCTAGAAAGTGGGGAAATGCTCGGTGTGTTCGGCATATCTGAGCGACCACTATATATGGATATGCACTGTATATGGTTCATGGGATCTACCATACTAGAACACAACTTTGCAGCAAAGAGAGCTTTTATTCAAGGCTCTAAGAAGATATTGCAACAGTGGGTAAAAGAATATGGGCGATTGTTTAACTACGCACACAGAGCGAATAAGCTAATCGTGGCATGGTTACAATCGGTTGGTGCAGCCTTTTATGACACAGAAGATAAAGATTACAAACTATTTATTATAGATTGAAAAAGGGGGAAATGCGTATGTGTATGCCAGTAGCAATGGCACTCACTGGTGTATCGACACTCATGGGCATACAGTCGGCTCGGCAACAAGCTAATGCACAGGCTGCTATGTATAATCAACAGGCGGCAGTAGCAGAGCAAAATGCTCGTATTAGTGCGGCCAAACAAAATCAAATTAATGATCAGTACCTTCAAGATAAGCAACGCATGGATGACAAGATGCGGTTGGTGGCAGGTCAGAATGCAGCTGAAGCAGGGTCTAGCAATCTAACAATGAGTGGCACACCGCTTCAATCGTTGGGTGCTTCCTATGATGCATACAATCAAGATGTAAATACTTGGGATACAAACAAGAATAATGCGATTTGGAATGAAAAAGTTAATGAAATCAACTACCTTAACCAAGCTAATTCCGCTCGTAGTGCAGCGGCGAATGCTAAGCAACAAGGCAATTTGTCTGCCTTGGCCACATTGATTGGTGGAGCTTCTTCCATGTATTCCTTGAAGCAACAATATGGCGGTGCGAAGAAGACAGGAACGCAAGGCTTTACTCGCTCTACAACTGATGGCCAAATTCGCACTGATGCGGTCGACCCTACAAAGGTGGATAACATCAGAGTTGTTAAGTATAACAAGACTAAATAATAGGGGGATGACAAGTGAAATTACAAAGTTATAACCCAAACGAAAAGCTAAACACCATCAATGCTCAGGTGGCTAACACTGGCAACGCCCTAGCTTATGGGGCTGATAAAAGTGGTGTGGATGCGTTGCAAAACTCTTTGTTAAAGGCGGCAAAGGTTGCTGATGATGAACATACAGAACGAATGAATGTTGCGTTCATGAATGCAGAAACCGATTATAATAAGCAAATTATAGACAAGCTATATAACGAAAAAGATGGTTTAGCTCATACGGAACTTGGTGGTGCAGCAGGATCTACGCAGAAGTTTTATGACGCGGAATCTGAGATTCGACAAAGTGTATTGAGCAAGTTACCTAACAATCGACTGGTGTACGAAAAGTTTAACAGGATGGCAGATGATTCTACTGTTCGCAACGGTCAAATGATGAATAATCATGAGTTTGACGAGAAAGAAAAGTATACCAATGTTACCTTTGATAACA